CGTTTAAACTCTGTCTTGCGTATCATGTTCATTAGAGCCTCCCTGGTGGGTGGTGGTGGGCGTTAGAATGGAATCTCATCATCAAGAATTTTGTTCGTTTCATTCTCAATAATCGGCGGCGGAACAACTTCAGGTGATCCCTCATTGCCGCTCCCAAGCATTGTGATTTCGCCTTTAAAATTACCCAGCACGATCTCTGTTGTATATTTCTCAACGCCGTCGTTTGTCGTCCACTTTCTCGTTTGAATACTGCCCTCCACATATATTTGAGAACCCTTGGCCAGATACTTCTCGGCAATACCGCAAAGGTGGTCGTTGAATATCACCACCCTATGCCATTCAGTGCGTTCCTGTTTTTCGCCATTTTTATCCATCCACTTTTCAGACGTAGCGAGGGAAAGATTTCCAATGCGTTTCCCGGTGTCAGAATGTTTAATCTCTGGATCTCGACCTAACCGCCCGATTAATATCACTTTGTTTACCGAACCCATTTATTTCTCCAATTTCTTTAACTGAGTTAATTTGTCTTCAAGTTCTCCGATAAAATCAGCAACCATTGTCCTGATCTCATCAAGCCTTTCATCGTCACGTTCAAACCGCTTGACGAATAGTTTCAGGTTTTCAGGCATACGCGGGTCATAGGAAACAAAGTCGCACCACTTCCTCCCCGTGCATTCCATCTGCCACAACATTTGAGTTTCATATTTTTTGGGAATTTTCTGGTCCAGAAGTGTCTGGATGTGCGTGGCCGTATTTGGACATTTAATCTCTATTAAGCCGTCTTTTCCAACCAGACCGTCAGGGCTTGCACCGCTTTCCAGGTCGTTGTGCTGGACGAATCCGATTTCCTGCACCCCTTCATTTTCATAAAATTCATAAGCCGTGCGGGCTTCTTGCTCATGGTCTATGCCCCATTGCATGGCAGAGTTGGAATAACTGTCTGCGACCTCGCCCGTTAGTCGTTCAGCTATTAACTGCGCCATGTAATTTGCCCGGCTCGCGCCCCAACCTGATTTTGTTTTAGCAATAATGTCAGATACGCGGGAGGCCGTGACCTGGCCGCAACGAACTGCGAACCATTCGTCTGATCCTTGTTCCAGACTATCCATTGGCTTGGCTCTTCGATTTCGCCAGTGACATCCGCGACAACTTAGTTTCCAGGGAGTCTTTACAACTCTTAAATTGTTCTGCTGGCATTTCCGCGACAGAGGAGATTTTGTGATGGTTACAAAATTTTATTGTGTCGGCTTTTGTGTCCTCAATTAATTTAAGGATCTGTTTTTTCTGTTTGGCGTTTATAAAGATTTCTGTTGGTACGTTTTTATTTGTTTTAATGGGGACAACCTTTTGCCCTCCATCCCCGTCATCATCCACATTAAGATCACTGTCCTGATCCGAAATCACCAACCCTAATGCGGAAACTAACGTGTAACGCTGAAGGTAGCTGGTAGTTGATCCTATGGCCTGGATGGAATTTTTCTTGCCAGAAGTGTCAGGACCACCCGCTAATTTTGTTCTCTGCTCATGTCCGTCAACATGGCTGATAACACAAGTGACGTGAACAATGCCGTCTACGAAATCCGTATCCCAGCTATAGTGAAGATTACACTTATCTAAGACGGGTTTTATTGTTCTGGCTATGTTATCAAGGCTGGCGAAAAAGTATCCAAACCCCTCCTTGTTTTTAACCACAGTTTTGACTTCATCCATAAACTTTTGGCGGGCGTGATTGAAATTGGCTTTCGCTTGTTTTTCCTCCCACTTCTCCTGAAGTTCCATGAGTTGTGCGAGCTGGCTTAAATCACCGCCCTTGGTTATAATGGTGTTAATTAAATCAACAGGCGTCGGGTTGCTTTTTGGTTGCGCAATCGCAATATCTTTTCTTGCAGGCATTATTCTTCTCCCACTTTTTCATTGATGTCTTCAATCGCGCCATTGATGTCTTCAATCGCGCCATTTATTGATCCCTCGATTTCTTGACATTCATTTTGGAATTCAACGTCTGCGCCCAAATATTCTGCGTAGCGAAGTAAACTTATCAATTTTTCAAGAACGGGGAGGGCCGCTGCCATTTCGGCCTGGGCCTCAATGAGATCATCCCGCGCACCGTCAGTGAGGCCTGGGTCTCGTCTGGTAGGTATTGTCAAATCAAGCATTGTGGTTCTCCTTTCCACCATATTAGATGTAACATATAGACTAAATAAGTTTATGTCAACCAAATTGGCGTATCACTATCCTGTGGCTAAATAAAACAATTTGGTTTAAACTTAGAATGTTGTGAATAAAATTGCTCATTTCCGAAAAAAAGCGGGGTTGTCTCAGGTGAAACTCGCTGAACTCGCTGGCACGTCTGGACAGCAAGTCGGACGACTAGAATTGGGGGTCCGAAAATTAAACGTCGAGTGGGCTGAGAGGTTCGCGCCGCACCTAGGATGTTTGGCCGTCGAGCTTCTTTTCGAGGATGTTGAAATAACCAAGGGCAGCTTGACCTCGGTTAAGTGCGTCGGGTTCGTCCAGGCTGGCGATTGGCGCGAGGCGGTAGAACTCCCGGAAGACGAGCAATATGCGGTGAATGTGCCGCCTGATAGGAGATTCAGGGAGATTGAAGTCTTCGCCCTCGAAATACGCGGCGACAGCATGAACCTTCGTTACGCGGATAAATCGCTGTTAATATGTTCCCGCTACGATCCAGTAAACGACCGGCTCCCCGTCGGTAAACGTGTCATAGTCCAAAGGCGATCTGAACTGGGATTGATCGAGGCGACCTGTAAGGAACTGATCATAGACGACGAAGGGAAGGGGTGGCTGAAACCTGAATCAAACAATCCTGCACACTCATCTATAAGATTCACTCAAAATGATGACGGCGAAGACGATACCCAAATAATCGCTGTCGTGCTGGCGTCATACCAACCAGAATAGAAATAATACACCATATAGGTTGACATACTACTAGCTTCTGGTTTATGAAGTTAGTATGCAACTTTCCAAATACCTAGAGAAAAACGAAATGACCGTAGCCGAAGCTGCGCGGGATTTCGGTGTAATAGACCAGACCATGAGGCATTGGGCGATGGGACGGAGAACTCCGCGTCCAAAGGCCATGCGCCAGATCATGGAATGGTCACGCGGATATGTAACGCCTCTCGACTTCCTGGATGGAGAGCCGAAATGAGTAACCTGGATTTGTTTGAGAGATACCCAACCGTTCCAGGTCATCGTGGAATTGATACCTCTATTCATGCGGCGGAGAGTATAAAGCCGAAAAGCAAAATTCTCCGCCAGACGGTATTAGACGCCCTCTTAGATTACGGCCCTATGTCAACCCTCGAAATCTGCCTGGTTACAGACGAGCAGTACGCCAACATCCAGCCTAGAACCTCGGAGTTAAAAGCCAAAGGAAAGATTGAGGACACGGGAACCCGGCGGAAAACACCTTCTGGAAAACCGGGGATCGTGTGGGGGTTGGTCTAGTGTGTTTCAGGTCCTGGATCTTTTCAGTGGCATTGGCGGCTTTTCTTTGGGGCTGGAAAGAACGGGCGGTTTCAAGACTGTTGCGTTTTGCGAGATCGAGGAATTCCCCAGAAGGATTCTTAAGAAGCATTGGCCTGACGTTCCCATATACACGGACGTTAGAGAGTTAAATGCCCAGCGGCTCGCAGACGATGGAATTATTCCCGACATCCTTACTGGGGGATTCCCCTGTCAGGACATCTCCACTGCGGGAAAACAGGGCGGCATCGAAGCCCAGAGATCAGGACTCTGGGATGAACTCTGCCGACTTATTGGGGACATACGACCGCGCTTCGCAATCGTGGAGAACGTCTCAAACCTGCTTTCTGGCCCAAGTGAACAACGAGGGGGATGGTTTGGCAAGGTTCTCGGAGACTTGGCCGAAATCGGGTTTGATGCGGAATGGGAAATCATATCGGCGAAAGATGTTGGATGCCCCCACCTTAGAGAGCGGGTCTGGATTGTGGCAAACTCCCAACGCCAACGAGGACCGGGCAGAGTGCTATACGATCGAGACAAGCTATCGTCACAAGCAGGAAGGTCGGCAGATACATTTGGCCCA